ATGAGCACCTACGAAATCACCGCCGAACTTCTCGATGCCCAGATGAAGCTCGAAGAGGAGAGCGTGAACAATGGCGTTGATGCTGCCAAGAAGAAGCACCTCGCCACCGTCCAGAACGAGGAGCAGAGCAAGACCCAATACGGCATGACCATCCTGCGCCTGGCCACCGCGAAGGTCGCCGAGGCAATCCAGCAGGTGGTCGTCGAGAGCAAGCTGGCTGGCCGGGGTCGCCGGGGCGCCTACATCCCGTACCTCGAAGAGATCAAGGACAAGGAAGGCAAGCCCGACTTCTTCACGACCGCTTGGCTGGCCCTCTCGGCGGTCATCGACGGCCTCTCGAAGGCTCGCCCCCAGGATCAGGTAGCCGTGGACATCGGCACCCGTATCAACAACGAGGCCTGGATGCGGGTCTACAAGGAGAGCAAGGCGAAGGAGTACGAGCGCACCCTGAAGACCATCAAGGAGCGCACCGACCAGCGCGGCAAGGACGTCATCGCGAAGCTCATGGCCCGTCGCAACGGTGTCGACCGGGCGTGGCCCGAGACTGTCCGTGGTCAGGTGGGGCACGTCCTCATCGACCTGCTGGAGCCGATGGGTCTGTTCACCATCGAGCGCCGGAACGTGTCGGCTGGCAACAACCCCAACTTCCTGATCGCCACCGAAGACTTCAACAAGCGGATGGATGCGGCCAATGCCGAGGTGTTCCTGGCGACCCCTCAGTACATGCCGACGATCATCCCTCCGAAGCCCTGGACCGCATTCGATGATGGCGGCTATTGGTCTGGTTACTTCGATCTACCCTTCGTCATCAAGAGTGATGGCCGGGTGGTCAAGGATTACGACCTGACCAACATCTATGATGCCATCAACCTAATTCAGGAGACCCCCTGGCGGGTCAACACGGACGTCCTGACGGTACTCGATGCCTGCCTGGACGATCCCCTGAAGCGTCCCTTCAAGGGTCTCCCTGCGCTTAATAAGAAGCAGCAGCAGGAGATGCCTTCAGGTCTAACCGAGGAGGAACGAGTGAACTGGAAACGTGAACAGAGGAACGAGTGGAAGGAAGACGGACGGCAGGGTTCCAAGCGTGGGCAGATGTTCAAGGTTCGTTCCATCGCCCATAAGTTCAAGGATCACGAGCGGATCTTCTTCCCACACCGGCTGGACTATCGGGGCCGCGCATATGCCATCCCCATGTACCTCAACCCGCAAGGCGATAGCCTGACCAAGTCCCTCCTGCGCTTCGCAGACACCAAGCCGATCACCAATGAGGTTGCGGCAGGGTACCTAGCGATGCACGGGGCGAACGAGTACGGCCTCGATAAGAAACCCATGGACGAGCGCATCGCCTGGGCCTTCGACGAGATCGAGAACATCCGCATGGTCGTGGCCGATCCGTTAGGGGAGGGGTTCCAGTTCTGGCAAGACGCAGACAAGCCGTGGACCTTCCTGGCCTGGGCTTATGATTGGGTGGGCTTCATGAACCAAGGCTATGGCTATGAGAGCCACACCGGAGTTGCGTTTGATGGGGCCTGCAATGGCATCCAGCACTACTCGGCAGCACTCCTCGATCCCGAGGGTGCCAAGCAAGTGAACCTCGTGCCGTCCACCTCAAAGGATCACCCGGCAGACATCTACATGGCAGTCGCGAAGGCCTCCGAGCGGCTCCTCAGGGTATTGCTTTGCCTTGAGGGTCCAGCAAACGCGACCGTTGCCTCCTTCTGTAAGGAACAGGTGACCGCCTGGGAGAAGACCAAGACGGACGAGGAGGGTAACCCCCTGCCTCCGATGGATTGGAAGCTCATGGCTGGCAAGTGGCTGCAACTCGGGGTCTCCCGCGACGTGGCCAAGCGCCCGACCATGACGACGCAGTACGGCGGCAAGGCGACGAGCCAGCGCGAGTATATCCAAGAGAAGCTGAAGGATCCCGAGGGCCTCTTCCGCATCTCCGCGAACCTCGACGGGCGCTTCCGTGCGGCCACCTTCCTCCAACCCATCATGAACCAAGCCATCGCCGACGCGGTGCCTGCGGCTCGCCGTGCCATGACCTATCTGCAGGACATGTGCCGCCTCGTTACGGCATCCGGTAAGACGCCGTTCTGGGTCACTCCTGATGGGTTCCCGGTGGCTCAGCGGTATATGATCGGTAAGGGTGTCGAGATCAAAACGACCCTCCGGGGGAAGCAGCGCGTCCTCACCCTTCGCGAAGATACCAACAAGGTAGACCGCATGGGCCACGCTGATGGCATCGCGCCCAACTGGGTTCATAGCCTCGACGCTACGGCCCTCCGCACGACAACAATCATGGCTCATAACAACGGGGTGACCCACTTCGCGATGATCCACGACAGCTTCGGTACCCACGCGGCTGACGCTGCGACCTTACTGACGTGCACCAAGGAAGCGTTCATCAAACTTTATACTGACAACGATCCCCTGGCGGACTTCCATGCCCGTCATATCGGTCTCATCGATCCGAAGGTGGTCGAGAAGAGCAAGAAGAAGATCACCCCCGAGCTGCCCCAGAAAGGCGACCTTCACACTGGCGAGCTGCTGGATCTCTCCGGCATCCGCGACAGCGAATATTTTTTCGCTTAGAGGGTCCATTTCAGTGGACCCTTATAATCCAAAAGGAAACAACATGAAGACCAAGCCTACACCCGAGCGGCTCCGCGAGCTGTTCTCCTACGACCCAGATACTGGGGCCGTCACCCGCCGTTCTACTGGAGGGACCGGTACGCTGAATGATCGTGGATACCTGTGCTTCAAAGTCGATGGGGCACTGATCCGCGCCCACCGCATCGCATGGGTACTTGCGTATGGCGCCTGGCCAGACCTCCCGGTGGACCACCGCGATATGAACAAGCAGAACAATCGCCTCGACAACTTACGCCTCGCCACGTGCTCCCAGAACAACGCTAACCGCCCCGCATTACGGAACAACAAGCTCGGGATCAAAGGTGTGGACCTCCACAAGGGGCGGTTCAGGGCAAAGATAAATGTGAACAACAAGTTGATCCACCTCGGCTGCTTCGACACCCCCGAGGAAGCCTCCGCTGCCTATCTCGCAGCCGCCCAGAAGTACTTCGGCGAGTTCGCTCGGGCCGCCTAGTCCCCCGGTTTGTGACTTTCCAAAGTGGCACCTTGCTGGCCAACGGTTTGCTCCCCCTCCCTCATCATCTCGAAAGCGAACATTATGAACGATCTTATTCTCTCTACCATCAACAACGAGCCTCGCGTCCTTGACACAGATCTCGCTGAGCGACTGGGCTTCTCCGCTCCTCGCCAGATCCGCGAGATCATCCGGCGAAACCTCTCGGAACTTGAGGGGTACGGGGGTGTCGTAACTTACGACGCCCTGGTCTGGGGCAACCCGGTCTCTCAGTTCTACCTCAACGAAGAGCAGGCTCTCCTGATCTGCATGTTCTCCCGCACAGAGAACGCCAAGCAGGTCCGCGCCATGCTCATCAGGGTCTTCCAGGCGTATCGCAAGGGTCAGCTTACCGAAGCCCCTCCTGCTCTCCCTCAGACCTACGCCGAGGCCCTCCGTGCCCTAGCCGACGAAGCTGAGAGGACCGAGCGCCTGGCCGTTGAGAACAAGGCGATGAAGGTGGTGTTCTCGGAACACGACCACACCCTCGGCCGGTTCGCTCGGACACTCGATGGCGTCAACACCCAGAAGGTCAAGAAGTCCCTGTTGGATCTCGGCTACCTCTACCAAATGCGTGGGGTCTACCGGGTCTATGCGCAGTACAAGCATCTCTTCGTTGAGCGCATGGTCGAGGCCTACGGGTCCATCGACATCATCCCCACCGAGGACGGCAAGGTCCTCCTCACGAAACTCCACGCAGAACGCAAGCTCGCCCGTGTGAAGGGTCGCTAGTCCCCTTTTTGTGACCGCCAATAGCGGCACCTTGCAGACCAACGTCTTGCCCACTCCTCCTACCCAAGGGATCATCCCAATGAAGATCACCATTCGCATCGGCGCTTCCCATGACGAGGTCGCCATCCGCCTCCATGGCGAGACCCATACCTTCGACCGGTCGAAGCTGCGTGGCTACCAACGACATCTCTTCAATCGCCATATCGTCGCTATGTTCAAGATGCGCCGCATCCAGGAGGGCCTCAATGCGCTCTAAGGATCTCTATCAGCGTATGGTGAATGCACCCCGCCAGGAGACAGCCAACACTGCCCTGCACGTCATCACCGCAGCCCAGAACAACGCACGGTCCGAGGCTCAGATCCCCGCGCTATGTGCCGCCTTCCTCCTCATGTGTGAGGCAAAGGGTATCCCCGCCCAGGACGCATTCACGGTCACCAAGAACCTCATCAACAGCCACGACACGCACCTCGGTACCGACTTCGAGGCGATCCGGCTCTATGTCAGGAACGAACTCTAATGATCACCATCCTCACCATCCTCGTGATGTTCCTAGGTCAGCCTGTAGTGGTCTCGAAGGTAGTCCCCACGGACGCCTGTGCGGTCACCGCCGAGGAACTCATCCCTGACATCATCGAGACCCCTGGCGTCACCTCCCTCAACTGGCAGTGCGTCAACGTCGAGATCCCCGGAAGACCCGCTTGATCCCGGAGTACCCCCTTCAGCCACTCACCCAGTCACAAGGACAATCACAATGCGCATCACCTACAAGTATGCCACCGGCGACTACGTTCACATCGCCTCGGGTGACTCCACCCTGTGCCTCGTCGTAAGCCGTAAGTATTCCAACAAGACGGGACGCATCTTCTATATCCTCGAGATCGTCGAGGGTCCGTTCACCGGCCATCTGGTCACGGCTAACGAGGTGGAACTGGAGGCCGCCGCATGATCGACCCAAACGAACTCACCAACGCAGCCTACGAGGAAGCAATAGGGCCCCGCTTCTGGGTCTCCGTAACCATCTCATTCATCGCCTACCTCATCATCCTCGCCGCGATCATCGGCGCTGTATATTAGGACCATCCCCATGTCACAGTATGAAAGCATCCTCTCCCAGGCCATCGCCATCTGGCAGTCCGGTCGACGCATCTCCATGGTGCTCGCCGTGAAGCTCATGGAAGAGGGCTACGATGTTCCCGCACTGGAACGCGCATACACCAAGAAGCGCATAGGCATGCGTCAAGGGTCCATTGAGGTGGACGCATGAGCGGCTTCATTCCCTTCAACATCAACTGACCAACGCGCCCTGCCTCACCCGAGGCGGGGCTTTCTTTATTTCAAGCACAGGAAATCCAGCACATGGCTGACAAGAAGTTCGACAAACTCCCAATCCACCAGTCCCCTGAGGGCACGGCTATCTTCCCGCACCTGAACACCCCCGACACCAAGTTCAAGAAGGAAGGCGAGTTCAAGGTGAAGCTCTCGATGGACGGCACGGAAGCGCGGGGTCTCAAGAAGATCGTCGATGAGCAGATGAAGGTCGCCGAGGAGGAGGCCATCGAGAAAGCGAAGGAAGCCACCAAGAAGACCAAGAAGAAGGTCGAGGCGAAGGCCGCTGACCTCCCGTACTTCGACGAGGTTGACGACGAGGGTGACGAGACAGGCCGCGTGTCGGCTAACTTCAAGTCCACCGCCTCGGGTATCTCGAAGAAGACCGGCAAGCCGTGGAAGCGGCAGATCCCGCTGTATGACGCCAAGGGTAACGCCATGCGTAAGCTCGTGTACGGCGGCTCAACGATCATTGTGGCCTACACCGCGAAGCCTTGGGTCAATCCGAAAAATGAGTACGGGGTGCGCTTGCAAATCGAAGCCGTACAGGTGGTCGAGTTGGTCTCTGAAGGTGGCTCGTCGCAGCGTCAGGCTGGGGCCTTCGGCTTCGGTGCTCGCGATGGCTACACGGATGACGGCCAGGATCCCACGAAGGATTCCATCTCGGTTGACGAGGACGGTGACGACCAGACGGACGGTACCGTCTTGGGCGACGATGAAGAATCCGATAAATTTTAAATAAAGTTACATCCTAGTCGTGCCAACAGTACGCAAGGGGGCCGCTCGCAAGGCGGCTCCCATCGACCCCGGTATTCTCCACGGTTTCCGCTCAGGCCTGGAGGAAAAGATCTGCCAGGAGCTTCGTGCTCTTGGTGTTGATTACGAATACGAGACACACCGGCTCCCCTACACCAAACCGGTAAAGGTTCAACACTACATGCCAGATATCATTCTCCCCAACGGGATTGTGGTAGAACTAAAAGGTCGCTGGGTGACAGCCGACCGCCAGAAACATATCGCCGTTAAGGCTGCTCACCCTGACGTAGATATCCGCTTCATCTTCTCCCGCAGTAAGTCACCCATCTCGAAGGGCTCGAAGACCACCTACGCTGACTATTGCCGGAAGCATGGGTGGCTTTACGCCGACGCAGTGATCCCCCGTGAATGGATCAACGAGCCGGTAAACGAGAAGTCCCGTGCGGCTCTGTGTAGCCTGCGGAAGTGAGAAGGAGGAGCGTGAGTTCTACCAGCGTAAGCAGGGAAAGAACCGCCGCTGTAAGCCCTGCCACGAAGCGCGACGACGTGAAGTAGATCCGTACTTAAACATCAAGGCTTCGCTAGGGCAACGCAGGCGTGACGCCCTACGGCGCGGCCTGCCCTTCGCGATCACTCTCGCCAATCTACTGCCACTACCGGATTCGTGCCCTGTCCTGGGTATCCCCTTGTTTGTGGGCCCGTCCGGTGGCGGAGACAACTCCCCATCCATCGACCGCATCATTCCCGCCGAGGGCTACGTCCCTGGCAACGTGATCGTGGTCTCCCTCAAAGCAAACCGTATCAAGAACGACGCGACCGTGGATGAACTCCGCAAGGTCGTCGAGTTCTATGAAAGGATCACATGAAGTATGACCGCAAGGAATTCTTCGATGCAGTCCGTCCGCATTTCGGTTCGGGCAGGCTCACCTCCGAACAGGTCACTGGCCTGGACTTCATCCTGTCCGTCTATGAGCGCATCCACCCGAGCGGATCCATGAAGTACCTAGCGTACATGCTGGCGACCACATTCTGGGAGACTGCTCAAACGATGCAGCCCATCGAAGAGTATGGCCGTGGCAAGGGCCGCAGGTACCACGCCTCTGGTTTCTGGGGTCGTGGCTACGTCCAGCTGACATGGGACTACAACTACACCAAGGCCACCACCGAACTTCGAAAGCTCGGACTCATAGACGAGACGGTGTCGTTCACCCAGAAGCCTGACCTCGTGATGAAGCCCGAGTACGCCGTGATGATCCTCATCGTGGGCATGGAGCAAGGCTGGTTCACCGGACATAAGCTGGAGACCTTCTTCGGTGGGACCAAGGCTGACCCGGTCAACGCCCGTCGTATCATCAACGGGAACGACAAGGCCTTGCAGATCGCCGGGATCTACCGCTGGTTCCTCGCCGCGCTGCTCCATTCTCAGCAGCCCTAATCCACTCAATGTAACCGCCAGCAATGGCACCTAGCATATCAACGCCCTCAGGTCATCCAGGCCTGGGGGCTTTCTCATTCCAGCGTCTCAACGCACTTCCACAAGGATTAAGGAAATGACCCACGCACAGTTCACCCACATTCTCTCCCTGTCCCCGCAACAGCGCCTCATCCTGGTCCACATCAAGGAGGCCGGTTCGATCTCCGCCCGTGAGGCTATGGCTGACTATGGTATCACCTCGGCCACCCTGGCTCGCCGCATCTGTGACCTCGAAGCAGAGGGCTACAAGATCAAGCGCGAGAAGAAGCTCCATCCGATCTTCAAGCGGGAATACACCCGGTACTCCCTGGTCGCTGCCTAAGGAGGGCACCATGAAACTCTACACAAAGAACGCAATGCTCGGTCGGTTCTTCCTCGTGAAGTTCGATACGAACGGTGAGCGATCCGCGATGACCACCTCGGTGGCTCCTGGCGGGTTCGATAAGTACGAGGATGCCGAGGCTGCTCTCCAGCGTGTCGGGGTGAAATCCGGTGAGGTCTACCTGATCGTTCAGGTCTCTGGTGAGTTCAAGACCAAGGCGCAGATCGTCGAGGTTCACCCAGCGTGAGCCTCAAGAAACATGAGGAGGTCGAGAGTGAGTTCATTCAGCACCAACCCTGCGACAACTGCGGGTCGTCGGATGCCAACTCCCTCTACTCAGACGGCCACCAGTTCTGCCACAAGTGCGACCACTACGTTCCACCTCCGAGAGATGGGGAAGAACGTGAAGTACCAGATCGTGCCCCCCGAGATGCTAAGTTTCTCGAAGGACGGTACGATGACCTTGAGCCCCGAGGCCTCCGAGAAGCTACCCTACGTAAGTTCGGGTACCGCATTGGTGCCCAGTACAACGGAGAGAGAGTCCACGTAGGGGATCTCTACGATACCAAGGGTGACACCCTGGTCGCTCAGCAGCTCCGGTACCGCGACAAGGACAAGGGCTTCCCCATCGTAGGCAACATCAAGCAGGCTGGCCTCTTCGGTCAGCAGGCTTGGCGTACTGGCGGCAAGATGGTCGTCATCACCGAGGGATACTTCGATGCAATGTCAGGTGCCCAGGTGCAGGACCTCAAGTGGCCGTGGGTCTCCGTGACGAACGGGGCCAAGGCCGCGAAGAAGTCCATCGCCCGAGCAATCGAGTGGTTGCTCACATTTGAAACCATCATCCTGTTCTTTGATAACGACGAGGACGGCATAGCGGCAGCGCAGGAGTGCGCCATGCTGTTCCCTGCTGGCCGCGTCAAGATCGCCAGGATGGACGAATACAAGGATTGCAATGAAGCCCTCGTCGCAGGAGACGGGCGGAAGATCATCGATGCCGTCTGGGGAGCCCGAGCGTTCCGTCCTGACGGTGTGCTGCGGGTATCGGACGTTAAGGCCCGAGCCCTTACTGATCCTGAAATCGGATACCCATGGTTCGACGAGCGCCTCACCGCGCTCACCTATGGACGACGGGCTGGTGTCTATTGCTTTGGCGCGGGCACAGGCTGCGGTAAAACTGACTTCCTTATCCAGCAGGTCCAGTACGACGTCGACGTCCTCAACGAGAAGGTCGGTGTCTTCTTCCTTGAGCAGCCACCCGACGAAACCCTCAAGCGGGTCGCAGGGAAGTTCGCAGGGAAGTCCTTCCACGTACCGGACGGAAGCTGGACCAAGGAGGAACTCGGGAGTGCCCTTGATCGCCTTGAAGCGGACGACCGGATCCTGTTCTACGACAGCTTCGGGTCAACCGAGTGGGATACCGTAGGGGCAACCATACGGTTCCTCGCCCATAGCGAAGGCATCAAGCTCTTCTACGTCGATAACCTCACTGCGTTGGCTGCTGCTTCCCCTCTGTCTGAGAAGGAAGCGCTTGAAGAGATGATGGAGAAGATCGCCACCCTGGCCAAAGAGCTGGACGTGATCATCCATCTGGTGACCCACCTGTCCCGCCCTGAGGGTAAACCTCACGAAGAGGGTGGCCGGGTCATGCTCCGTCATTTCAAAGGATCATCGGCCATCGGCTTCTGGGTAAACTTCGCCTTCGGGATCGAGCGTGATCAGCAGAACGAAGACCCGGTGCTCGCCACCCTAATGACCTTCCGTATCATCAAGGATCGCCTCTCGGGGCGGTCCACAGGCAAAACGATCCACTTTGGATACGACCCTGCCGCCTCCCGCCTGATCGCCGCTGACGCCCCTCCTGAGGGCTCCAAGCACGGCTTCCAGAACCGAGAGGACGACAGTCCATTTTAACCAGAGGGTCCACCAAGCGGGACCGAAAGGAAATCCATGAGAGTTCTAGTAGCTTGTGAATACTCCGGTCGGGTCCGTGATGCGTTCATCCGGCGAGGCCACGACGCGATGTCCTGTGATCTCCTCCCCACGGAGGTCGATGGGCCGCACTATCAGGGCTCCGTGGTGGATGTCCTGAATGATGGGTGGGATCTCATGGTCTGCCACCCACCTTGCACAGACCTGGCGGTATCGGGGGCCAGACACTTCGCGGCGAAGATCGCGGACGGACGACAACAGAGGGCGCTCGACTTTGTGTCCCTCCTGCTCGACGCCCCCATCCCCCGTATCGCCCTAGAGAACCCCATCTCGGTGATCTCCTCGAAGATCCGCAGGCCAGACCAGATCATCCACCCATGGATGTTTGGTCATGGCGAGACGAAGGCGACGTGCCTCTGGCTCAAGAACCTCCCACCGCTGGTTCCTACCGACGTTGTCGATGGGAGGTCTGACCGTATCCACAAGATGGGCCAATCCAAGAACCGCTGGAAGGAACGCTCCCGCACATACCTCGGCATCGCGGAAGCCATAGCCGACCAGTGGGGAAGCATTTCGATTTAACCAGAGGGTCCATTTCGGTGGACCCTTTGTTCATCCACACGCTAGTCGAAAGGGACAGCGCATGAACTGTAAGAACCACTACTGGCGCTACACGAGTGCCAACCACCGATACTGCCCCTCCTGCCGTAAGGAAGAGCACCGCTACTGGTGCAACGGCTACACGATCCGCGCATGGGTGGCCGTCTGATGCGGCGCTTGGTTTGGGATATAGAAACGGACGGACTCCTCCCGGAGGTCACCAAGCTGCACTGCATAACCATCTTAGACATCGATACCGACGAGAAGATCATCGCCACGGACAACCCGTACATCCCGGCGGATGACGTCAAGCTCATAACCATCGCGGATGGTCTAGCCTTACTGTCGTCGGCAGAGTTACTCATAGGACACAATACGCTATCCTATGACATCCCTGTCATCCGTAAGCTATACCCGAGGTTCTCCTTCAAAGGCGCCCACCGCGACACGATTGTCATGGCCCGTGTGGTCTGGCCGAAGGATCATCTCCGAGAGAAAGACTTTACGCTCCACAAGAAGGAGCGGATCCCCGGCAACCTGATCGGATCCTACTCACTCCAGGCGTTTGGCTACCGGCTCATGGAGTACAAGGGCGACTTCAAGGGAGAGTGGCACACGTTCACTCAGGAGATGGGCGACTACGCCGTGCAGGACGTAGTGGTCACTCGGAACCTATGGCAGCGCCTCCAGAAGGAGGAGTGGCCCGAGGAAAGCTACGAGCTGGAGCACATCGTCCAGGAGATCATCTTCCGCCAGGAGATGTATGGCTTCAAGTTCGACGAGGATCTCGCCCGGTCACTCATCGCGGAAATCCAGGGATACAAGTATGAACTCGAACAAGAACTCCAGAAGCTCGTCCCTCCGTGGGAAGTCCGCACAACACACATCGCAGGCGCTAACAACAAGAAGCTCGGGCGGATCAAAGGTCAAGCATACGAGAAGGTCAAGGTCGTTACGTTCAACCCTGGAAGTCGGCTGCACATCGCTCATGTTCTTCGGACCAAGTACGGGTGGGTGCCGACGAAGTTCACGCCAGACGGACGTGCACAGGTGGACGAGAGCGTCCTTGATCAACTCCCGTATCCCGAAGCTAAGTTGCTCTCTGAGTATCTTATGGTCACCAAACGGCTCGGCCAGATCTCGGACGGCAAGGAAGCGTGGATTAAAACGGTCGGTTCCGATGGTCGGATCCATGGCCGGGTAACAACCAACGGAGCAGTCACGGGTCGCATGACCCACAGCAAGCCCAACATGGCCCAGGTGCCAGGGGTCAAGAAGGATAAGCAAGACAATGTCATCTATGGCAAGGCTGGTGGATGGGGCGCTGAGTGCCGCAAGCTATTCACTGTGGCCAAGGGTAAGGTACTGGTTGGCTGTGATGCTGCTGCGTTGGAGCTTAGATGTCTCGCAGCCTATATGGGCGACCCGGCGTACATCGACACGGCCATCAATGGCACTTCTGCGGCTGGGACGGACGTTCACTCTGTCAACTCGAAGGCTCTCGGCCTCACTCGTGGCGAAGCCAAGACGTGGTTCTATGCGTTCCTCTACGGGGCTGGTGACGCAAATCTAGGTAACGGTGACGTCAACCGAGGAAGAAGCCTCCGTGCCCGATTCATGAAGAACCTCCCGGCCCTCGGGAAGCTCGTCGAGAGCGTCAAGGCGAGGGTCGATGGGCGTATCGCCAAGATCGACGGCAAGACCCGTATCTTCAGGACTATCGCCGACACGAAGGCTGCGATCAGTCGAGCCAGGAAGGAAGGCAAGGATATCGTCATCCCGCCGCAGTGGCTCCGTGGTCTCGACGGTAGACGCCTTCAGTGCCGCAGTTCTCACTCAGCTCTCAACACGCTCCTGCAGTCGGCAGGCGCAGTCATCATGAAGAAAGCACAGGCAATCCTAGATCACGACCTTCAGGAACTCGGTCTTGTGCCGGGGGTGAACTACGAGTTTGTCGCGACGGTTCATGATGAATGGGAACTTGAAGTCGACGAAGACAAGGGAGACCTTGTCGGACGAGTAGCTAAGGAGGCCATTAAGAAGGCAGGCGAGGTGTACAACTTCGCGTGTCCGCTAGAAGGCGAGTACAAGATCGGCTCGTCCTGGTTTGCTACCCATTGATATGAAGTCCTGCCGCAAATGCGGTGAGGATAAGCCGGAAGATGCCTTCACTAAATCATGGTGGAGGGATCAGGCGGGCAACAGGAAGTACACCCTGCGCCTCGACTGCAAGCCCTGCGAGAACTCCAAGAAGGATCGCAAGGCCATCTATAGGGCTCTCACGATTGAGGCCCGCCTAATCTACGGCTCCCGCAACCGCGCACAGCAAACGGGTATCCCCCACAATCTAACCGCTGAGGACATCATCATCCCCGATGTATGCCCTGCCCTTGGCATCCCCTTGATCGACACGCCAGGAACCCGGACGGACAACTCCCCATCCCTGGACAAGATCATCCCATCTCTCGGCTACGTCCGAGGCAATGTCGCTGTCATCTCGTGGCGGGCCAATCGCCTCAAGAACGACGCCTCACCCTTGGAGTTAGAACGCCTTGCCGCGTACTGTAAAACACCGCCTCAGTGAAGAACAGCAGGAAGTCCTAGTGACATGCTGGACCAACCCTCCGTCGGTTAAATCAGACCTCGCTCGGGCCCTCGCTGCTGAAGTGGCGTGGGCCTCCTCATCCAACCTCATCACCACTCGTGTGGCTCCCGGTAAGTTCGGCCGCAAATGGCTGATCACGGCCAGGGGCCTCGAAGTCTTAAGGAAGTCCTATGCTTGACATCACGAAACTCACCCGCATCCAGCTCGCGGCATGGATGACCTTCCACCTGTTCTGGGCTGACGCTGTGAAGGCGCTCGCGGAGGACTGATGGAAGACGACTACCTCCCGCCGTACCTCCACATCGACGTCCATACGGGACGGCTCCAGACACCAATCGGTTTCCTCTGGCACATCCATACTGCCCCGAAGCCCAAGAGCCGCCCCAAGAACCCCATCACACAGCTCGCAAAGAAAGGCCAGCTATGGCAAACGAACAAGAGCCGCTAGTTTACGTACAGGCCCCCGAGAAGGTGGTCTCCACCGGCTTCATCCAGCACGACCTGACGACATGCTCTGCACTCCTCGTGTTCCGCCCAGGCGCGGACATTGAAGCGATCCTCGTCGAGGCTCTCGCCTACTTTCAACAGGACGTGGTCCAACAGGCGGTCGATCTGATTGCCGAGAGAAATCCCGACGACACCAAGAGGACCCTCAACTGATGTGGCAAGCACTCAAGCGCCATATCATCCTGGCGGCCCCCCACTGCATCCTCTGGCGGTGGGACTGGGACCGCCTCGCGTGGGTCTTCCGGCCCTACCCGAAGTGGCACATCACGAAGGCTGACTACGTCATCGAGATGTGGCGCGGCACTCAGCGGGAGTACTTCGAGACCATCACCCGTGGCGGCACCTTCGAGGCCGCTGGGATCAACTCGGAGATCCGCTCGTGATCGGTATCGAAATCGCCTGCCTGATCCTCCTTGGCGCCGCCTTTGTCCTATCCATGCTCAGCCTCTGCGCCCTCGTGTTGGGGTGGACCTGATGAGCCGTACTCTCCTCATCGACGCTGACGTGGTGGCCTACGAGGCCGCCTTCTCTAACGAGCAAGCCTTTGAGTTCGAGCCTGGCTGGTGGACATGGCAGGTGAAATGGGACGACGTGCTGGAGAGCTTCGACGCGACCGTCCAGACAATGATGGATACCCTCCAGGCGGATGACTTCAAGCTGTGCCTCACGGACAGCGAGGGGAACTTCCGCTTCGGGATCCACCGGGACTACAAGGGCGGGCGTAAGTCCGTCAGGAAGCCAATCATCCTCAAGCACTTCAAGCAGTTCCTCATCGACGAGCGTAAGGCATTCTTCAAGCCGGGTCTCGAAGGCGACGACTGCATGGGAATCCTGGCGACCCACCCCAAGCTGATCCCTGGCGAGAAGATCATCGTGTCGATTGACAAAGACATGAGGACCATCCCTGGCAAGTTCATCCGGTGGGGCACCGAGGAAGGCTGTGTGATCGAGGAGATCAGCCCGTCGCGAGCCTTCTATAATCATATGAAGCAGACCCTCACAGGCGACACAACGGACGGCTACAAGGGTCTCCCTGGGTGTGGACCTAAGAAGGCCGAAACCATCCTCAACATGGACCCGAGCGAAAGCCCCGATCTCTCACCGGAGACTGCGGGTATCGTCTGGCGTTCCGTGGTCGCTGCCTACGAGAAGGCTGGCCTCACCGAAGACGACGCTGTTGTACAGGCACGGATGGCTAAGATCCTCGACGCCAAACATTATGACTTCAAAGCACAGAGAGAGATACTATGGAATCCCCCTTCGTAATCTTCACGACTGACCAGGGCCGTAAGGTCGCTATTGATGCTCGCAAGGTCTTCAGCATCGTCGAAGAAGCTGACCATACCCGCATCGACTTCGATGACGACGTCCACTTCGAGCAGGTCAAGGAGTCAGTCTACGACGTCATGTGCTGCATCAACCGCGCATTCAAGAGGCAATCATGAACACCAAGCTCCTGGCCTTCAGAGGCCTCTACACAAGCTACCGCGATTGGTACTTCACCGTCCACTCCCCGCGCCTCAAGAAGACCCTCCTCGTGATCGACGTCTGGCCTGACCTCCTGCGTGATAAGACAAGCTATTACATCCGCCTCGGACAGCGGACGGTGAGACGCAACTATGTCTAAGCCCGTCGTCATCGGACTGTACTCACCTCGTCCTCAGAGCGGTAAGTCCACCTTCGCTGATCACCTCGTCGAGAAGCACGGCTTCGTCCGTGTGAAGTTCGCTGGTCCCTTAAAGAAGATGGCCCGTTGTTTACTCCAGGCTGCTGGCATCAGCACCTCGGACATCGAGAGTATGATTGAGGGGGACCTGAAGGAACAGATCATACCCGGCTTCGAGTTCACTCCGCGACAGCTCATGATCAAGATCGGGGATGACATGCGAGCCCTCCAGGGTGACCTGTGGGTCCGCATCACGACAACGTGGGTGAACCACTGGACCTCTCAGGGGCGTAGCGTGGTCATCGACGACGTACGCTATAGGAACGAGGCAGAGGCCGTCAGGACGGCTTTAGGCGGCTCCCTGGTGCGTGTGTACCGGCTCCTCGGTGCAGGCCCCCAGACGGTCTCTGAGGGGCTCCTAGAGGATCTATTGTTTGACCACTATGCGTTCAACAATGGGACCATTGAGGATCTTCACGATCAGGCCGACCTGATGGTTACCCGGCTTGCCGCGTAAACTCTTCGGCTCGGGGGTGAACAACCCTCGGGCCACCATCACGGAAGACCAAGTGCGAGCCTTCAAGGGGTTCCGGCGTCAGGGCTACTCAGTCCCCGCCGCGTCCCGCGAGGCTGGCATCTCGGTCGACCAAGGGAAGAAGATATCCTACCGCAATGCGTGGAAACACGTTGATTGACCGTGGCACTCAATAAAGAGGCACCTTGCAGACAAATGTCTGAACTCCCCAAAATTCCCCCATTAGACACCTCCTTGATTGAGGCCCTCGATAAGAGGTTCCCAGAGCGTAGCCCTGATCCCGACTGGTCCGACCGTAAGATCTGGATTGAGGTGGGCAAGCGCGAGGTGATCCGCTTCCTGTTGGCTGAATTCAAGAAGCAGTCTAACAACATTCTGGAAGTGAAAAGATAATGGGATTTCTCTCATCCCTCGGCGGTGGCATGTCCAAGCGCAAGATTGCAGCCATGCAGGCCGAGACAAATGCAAAGATGGCAGAGCAGACCGCTCTGATGAAGAAGAACTCCAACCGACAGGCGAGCCTTGCCAAGAAGGAACTGAAGCTCAAGAAGCAGGAGCTCAAGGATCAGAAGGCGCAGAACGCAGCCATCATGGAGCAGCTTGAGGCCGCCAACGCGATTGCCTCCCGGCCTGACGCGGTGATCCCTCAAGACGACGGCACGATTGTCACTGGCGGCTCCTCCATGGACGAAGCACTCGACACTGAGAAGAAGAAGGTCGGTCGTGGCCGGGCATCCCTTCGGATTGACCTGGCGACATCTACTGGTCCCGCAACGGGCATCAACGCGCCCCGAGGCTGATGCGCGGTCAACCCGCGTCGACGGCTAAGGGACGGTACTCTGAGCTTTCGTCAGGCCGCTCCCCCTTCTTAATGAGGGCGCAGGACTGTTCGGAACTCACGATCCCAAGTCTTCTACCGCGATCAAATATCTCCACGTCCTCAAACCTCCCCACCCCGTACCAGGGCATGGGAGCACGAGGCGTCAACAACCTAGCTTCTAAGCTGCTTCTGGCCCTCCTCCCGCCCAACCAATCGTTCTTCCGCTTCAGGATGGACGACCAGACCCTCGCCGAACTCGGCGCGTCTGACCGTGCGACTGCGGAGGAGGGCCTCGCCAAGATGGAGCGCGAGGTCCAGATGGAAGCTGAGAGTACCGCAACCCGGTCGCCTCTCTTCGAAGCCCTCAAGCAACTCCTGGTGACCGGCAACGTGCTGGTCTACCTCCAGCCTCAAGGTGGCCTCAAGGTCTACCGCATGGACAAGTACGTCGTGAAGCGTGATCCCGCAGGTAACCTGATGGAGATCGTTGTCCACGAATGCGTCCACCCCGAGGCGCTCCCAGAGAAGATCCAGAAGACCGTCAAGGAGACCATGAAGGGTCAACAGCGGATGGCGGATCTCTACACATGGGTTAAGCGCGTGGGCGGTATGTATCACGTCCATCAGGAAGTGTCCGACGCTGTGGTCCCTGGCTCCAAAGGCAAGTGGCCTCTCGATAAGCTCCCCTTGTTCGCCCTTCGGTGGGCCCAGGTGGACGGCGAGGACTATGGCCGTGGTCACGTTGAGGAATACATGGGCGATCTTCGCTCCCTCGAAGGTCTCATGGCCGCAATCGTCGAAGGCTCCGCAGCCGCCGCCAAAGTGCTGTTCCTCGTGAACCCCAACGGTGTCACGCAGGAGACGACGATCTCCAACTCGCCGAACCTTGCGGTCCGCTCTGGCCTCGCCACGGACGTCACAGTGCTTCGCCTGGAGAAGGCCAACGACTTCCGTGTGGCACTGGAAACGGTGACCACCCTCGAAGCTCGTCTCGCCCAAGCCTTCCTTCTCACGTCCTCGATCCAGCGCAACGCTGAGCGTGTGACGGCTGAAGAGATCCGCCTCATGGCCTCGGAACTGGAAGATGCCCTCGGCGGTGTCTATTCGATCTTGAGCCAGGAGTTCCAGCTTCCCTACGTCCGCCGCATGGTCCACCAACTGACTATGCAGGGCAGGCTTCCACAGCTTCCCGATGGAACGGTTAAGCCCACCATCGTGACTGGCATGGATGCCCTAGGACGCGGCCACGATCTCCAGAACCTCATGTCGTGGTCCCAGGCGATTACTCAGGTGCTAGGCCCAGAGGCTCTCCTCCAAGAGGTGAACCCCCAGGCCATCATCAAGATGATCTCCTCGGCCCTCTCGGTTGACAGCAAGGAACTCCTCAAGAGCGAGGAACAGAAGGCGCAGGAAGCACAGGCTCGTAAGCAGCAAGAGCTTCTCACCCAACTCGGACCTGAAGCCATGAAGATGGCCACAGCCCAGAAAGCACAAGGAGCCCCAAGTGGCCAAGCAGCCCCGCAAGGCTAAGCAAACAGAGACCCCGGTGGTGGACCAGCAGATGCCTGAACTGGCTGATGTGGTCTCCACCGTGGAGCCGACCGAACAGCCCAAGTCCATGGAAATGGAATGGGCCTCTGACAAAACGCCCCGTGGTCCCATCGTTGAGGATCTCGGCGGTATCACAAGGATCACCTACTGATGACAGTTATGTCAGTCGCCGCAGCGCCTGAGGCTGGAGCCGAGGCACCCGTACAGGGAGCCCAACCGAACTCCAGTTCCGCCGCTGCTAACTCGCTGCCCACCCCCATGGCGGCAGTTCAGAATACCCCCGAGCAGAATGCCAGCCGTCCCGAAGGTCTCCCACAGGAGTTCGCTTCGATGGCTGATTTCACGGCGGCGTACAATGCCCTGAAGACAGGCCAGACCTCCGAGACCCCGACGGATGAGGGTGGAGATCTGAACGAGCAGGTTGAGACCGCTGGTGTTGACCTCGAAGCCCTGACGCAGGAGTGGCTCACCAACGGCTCGAAGCTGTCGGAAGCCAAGTACGCTGCGCTTGCCAAGGCGGGTATCTCGCGAGACTTCGTTGACGCCGCCTTGAGCGGTCGAGAGGCCGCGTATCAAGCTGAACTGACGGACATCAAGTCCGTGGTGGGCGGCGACGAAGGCCTCAAGCGTCTTCAGGAATGGGGCACCGCAAACCTCCCGCAGAGCGAGCGGGATGCCCTGAACAGCGTGATCGACACGGCACCCGCCGAGGTCGTGAAGCTGACGCTCCTGGGCCTCCAGGCGAAGTTCGATGCTGCCAATGGATCCGAGCCGAACCTCGTGGGTGGTGGATCTGCAACCAGTGTCGTGCCCTTCGCCAGCACTTTCCAGGTGACCCAGGCCATGAGCGATCCGCGCTATGCCCAAGACCCGTCCTACCGTGATGAGGTCGCCCGGCGTCTCGCAGTCTCCAGCGTCCTCTAACAAGGAAGTCCAATGGAAACACTCGTAGCCATCACTGCGTTCGTCGTCACGAATTGGGACAGCATCATCATCGTTGCTGCCTCGGTCCTGGCGCTGGTCGCGGTGATCGCCAAGCGCACCTCCAACACCGTCGACGATGAGATCGTTGAGGCTGCTAAAGAGGTACTCGACGTGGCCCGCAAGGTGCCCGTCAAAACAAAACCAACTACCCCGCCGAGTGCAACGCTCGGTAAGGTCGTGGATGTTCTCGATGAGGTCGGTGATCTCGTTAAGGCTGTCCGCAAGTAACTGACTTGGCCTCACCCTCTGCCTTACGCTTCCGTTCTCAAAGACGGCGGATACCTCTTGGGCACGGTGAGGCCCTCTCATCCTGTGGGTGCATAGCACTGTCTCTTCTTAGAGAGGCGCTTCAGGCCATCCGGCCATTCTCACACACAGGATAGATAGACTATGGCAAATGCCACTCCCTCCCGCCTTGGTATGATCAACGGCACGGGTGCTGACGATGCTCTGTTCCTCAAGGTGTTCTCGGGTGAAGTCCTCACGGCCTTCGCTGAGACCAACGTGATGCAGGGTCGTCACCTCGTTCGCACGATCTCCAACGGCAAGTCCGCTTCCTTCCCGGCTACGTGGAAGGTGGACAGCTACTACCACGTTCCCGGCCAGGAAATCACCGGCAACACCATCAAGCACGGCGAGCGCATCATCACCATTGATGACCTCCTGATCGCTCCGGTGTTCATCGCCGCCATCGACGAGGCCAAGAACCACTACGACGTCCGCTCGATCTACACGAAGGAGACCGGCAACAGCCTGTCCAACACCTTCGACAAGAACGTCCTCCAGACGGCTGTCCTGGCTGCTCGTGCGGCTGCGACCATCGACGTGGGCTTCGGCGGCTCCAAGCTGAACCTCGGCGCTGACGCTGTCACCAATGCCAACTCGGCACTCGTGAACGGCCTCTACGCTGCCGCCCAGACCCTCGACGAGAAGGACGTACAGGAGCAGGGCCGCTTCTCGGTCTTCAAGCCTGCGCAGTATTACAAGCTCGTGCTGGATGAGAAGGTCATTAATCGTGACTTCAACGACAACAACGGCTCCATTGCGAAGGGTCAGGTCTTCGAGGTCGCCGGTATCCAGATCGTTAAGTCCAACCACCTGCCGACCACGAACATCACCACCGGTAACACCAAGTACCAGGGTAACTTCGCGGACACGGTGGGTCTGGTCATGCACCAGAATGCTGTTGGCACGGTGAAGCTGCTCGATCTGGCAACGGAAGGGGAGTACGACATCCGCAGGCAAGGTACGCTGATCGTGTCCAAGTACGCGGTCGGGCACGGTATCCTTCGCCCTGAGGCTGCTGTCGAACTCTCGAAGGCCGTCGCCGCCTAATCACTAACCCATGGGGGCCTCTTCATCATACCGATGTGGGGGCCCCCCTTTTTTCGGCGACTAGAACATCATAAGGAGTAACCCGTGGCGCTCGCTTTGACCACAACGCTCGATGCCGTGAATACCTGCTTGGCGGTCATCGGCGAAACCCCTGTCAACTCCCTGTCTACCGGCTTGGTGGACGCGGTGTTGGCCAAGCAGACCCTCGACGAAACCATGCGTGAAGTCCAAATGATAGGCTGGCATTGGAACACAGATCCCAACGTCACCCTCTCGCCTACCTTCCCGCTCCCTGGCGACATATACGTCCCCGCCAACACCCTCTCGCTCGACGCAGTGGATCCCTCAGTGGACGTGGTGGTTCGCGGCGTGAAGCTGTGGGACCGGGCCAACCAGACCTTCAAGTTCACCCAAGGTGTCAAGGTCACCATCAAGCGCTTATTAGAGTTTGAGGAAATCCCCCAAGTCGCGAGGCATTACATAATGATCAGGACGGCCAGGAAGTTTCAGGACCGCGTGGTCGGCTCCCAGACCCTCTCGGGGTTCTCTGGTACTGACGAGGTCCGTGCCCTGGTGACCCTCCGCAACGACGAGGCTGAGAACGCCGACTACACGATCTTCAACAACGTCGACACCCTCCGTATCCTTGGAGGCTACCCGGCGAAGCCCTGGGGAGGTCGTTACTGATGGCCACCCAATCGGCAACTCAGCTTGTCTCGGGGAACATCCCGAACCTGAACAACGGTGTGAGCCAGCAGCCCTTCCCGCTGCGTCTCGCCTCGCAGGCCAAGGAGTGTGTCAACGGGTGGCCCACGGTGGCCGAGGGTCTCAAGAAGAGGCCCCCAACGAAGTTCGTGGCGAAGCTCCTGGCGAGCGTCCCTGACACCGCTAACATCCATGTGATCGAGCGGGGGGATGCTGAGCGGTACATCGTCGTGATGATGCCGGGGCAGCTCCCTCAGGTGTTCGACTTCGATGGCATCCCCAGGACGGTCGCTGCTCCAAACGGGATCGGCTACATGTCCGCTGGTGGGAAGTTTGAGGCTACCACCGTGGCCGACTACACGTTCATCCTGAACACCGCAATGGTGCCACAACTGAGCGCAGCCCTAGGACCGGGCCAGTACCCGAGCGCCCTCGTGTGGATCAAGGCAGGCAACTACCTTACCTCCTACACAATCGTCATCGACGGCGTCCATAGCTTTACCTATACGACCCATCAGACGGAACCGGCCACGATCAACACGGCCCACATAGCGGGTCAGTTGGTCTCCCAGATCAACGCCCACGGACACATCCAGGCGTGGCAGATCGGCTCAGTGATCCACCTTATCCGGTCGAACGCTGGCTACCCTCAGTTCACGGTTCGCACTGAGGACACCATGGGTAATAGCGCCATGGGTGTCATTAAGGACCGCGTCAACTCCGCAGCTGATCTCCCGAAGTATGCCACCAGCGGCTTCGAGGTGGAGATCACCGGGATGCAGGGGAACGCCCACGACAACTACTACGTCCGCTTCACGCAGACGGCAGGGTCCGACGATAATGCCCTAGGCGGTGTCTGGCAGGAGTGTGCGAAGCCCTACAGGCAGACCTCACTCAACCCGGCCACCATGCCCCACATGCTGGTCCGCGAGGCCAACGGCACGTTCACCTTCAAGCAGGCCCCTTGGGTCGATTGCCGAGCGGGTGACGAGACGACGAACCCCACGCCCTCGTTCGTTGGAAAGAAGGTCAACGACATCTTCTTCTACAAGAACCGACTGGGGATGATCGCTGACGAGAGTGTGATCCTGTCCAAGACGGGAGAGTACTTCAACTACTGGCGAGACACGGCCACGACGCTCCTTGACACGGACCCCATCGACATCACCGTGGCTCACGTCAAGGTCTCGATCCTGAAGTATGCGATCCCGTTCAATGAGGCGCTGCTTCTGTTCGCGGACAAGACGCAGTTCGAACTGAAGGGGGAGGGCATACTCTCGCCGAACACCGTCAGTGTCTCTCAGATGACCGAGTTCGAGACAGCCAACACCGTGCGTCCTGTGGGCGCTGGCCGCTATGTATTCTTCTCGACCAAGAAGGGCAACTACGCGGGTCTCCGCGAGTACTTCGTGGTGGACGGGCAGTCCCAGGCGAACGACGCGAACGACGTCACGTCTCATGTCCCGAGCTACATCAAGGGCGACGTCACGATCATGTCGGGCTCGACCAATGAGGACTGCGTGGTCTGCGTGACGGAGGAAGAACCAAACACGATCTACCTCTACAAGTACTACTGGATCGGTCAGGAGAAGGTTCAGTCCTCGTGGACCAAGTGGACCTTCGACAGCAACGTCACGTTCATCGATCTGGCGTTCAATAAGTCCACCCTGTGGATTGTGAGCCGACGTGATGACGGGTCGCTCACCTTGAGCCGACTGGACCTCGCGTGGGGCGAGACGGAGATGCATCTCGACTACATCGTCCACCTCGACGAGCAGTTCACCAAGACCACGCCCGGTATCGTCAGGACCGTCAACACGGACAGCAAGGGGATCAAGACGACCACCATCACGATCCCAACGCCCCTCGACGATCTCCAAGTGGTGGCCCTGCAAGGGGACGCGACCTACAAGACAGGCTCTCCGATCCCTGCGGCGACACCCTACAATCCCGCCACGAGAACCATCATCCTCAAGGGTGAGGTCACCGAGTGGCTCGCCGGGGCTCCCTACAGCCTGAAGTACACGTTCTCCCCGCTGATGATGCGTAAGGCCGCCCCGCAAGGAGGCCTCGTCGCGGTCACCTCGGGACGCACTCAGCTTCGGCGCATGTCGCTGAACTTTGCGGACACCGGGTACTTCCGCGCGGAGGTCACGGCACAAGGACGGGACACGTACACGAACGTCTTCACCGGGCGAATCCTAGGGTCGATCAACAACCGCATTGGCGTTCCTGCCATCGAGACGGGTACCTACCGGTTCCCCATCATGGGCAACAATATGAACCTCGATATTAAACTCATCAACGACACTCCATTCCCCTCCACGTTCCTCAACGCGGATTGGGAGGCGCTCTATACGGTGCGCTCAGTGGATGTCGGCTAAGGAGATCCGAACATGATCATGGGATTGGGTGCTATCCTTGGGACTGGCACCTCCATCCTCTCCTCCATCATGGGCTTCAATGCTCAGAAGCAGCAGGCGAAGCTCAACAATATCTACAAGCTGCAAGACCAAGCGTACCAGATGGAGGTGCGTAACGAGCAGCATAAGTACCAGAACATCGTCTACGACAACGACATCAAGTATCGCAAAGAGGTCTTGGACTTCCGCCGCGATGAGTTCGAACGTCAGACCGAGTTCGTCAAGGAATCCACCGAGAACCTCGAAGAGAACTACCTCACGAAGGTCGGCCAGATGCTCACTCGGGTAATCGAGGAGAACATGGCCTCTACGTTCCAAGACTTGGAGATCCAGAAGCAGGGCACCACTGTCCGCGCTTCGGTCAAGGCCACAGTCTCCGAGCGTGGCTTCGAGGGGAACACCGCAGATGCTCTTGTGGGAGAGGTCTACCGTCAGGAAGGTGAGAGCCTCAACATGAGTGCCCTCAATGACATCTCCCGTCAGCGCCAGTCGCAGTGGGATATGAAAGGTCTCAAGGCCGAGCACGACACCAAGATCGGCTCGCTTCAGATCCAGGCTGACGCACCGCTCGCTCCAATCAACCAACCGGGACCGCTCCAGCCCATCCGCCCCGCGCAGATGGAGAGTGGCCCATCCGCAGGAACCCTTGGCGTCCAGATCGCCTCCGCTGCCCTCTCGGGCCTCGCGGGGTATCGACAGGCCAACGGGCTCAAGTTCTAAGGAAACCAAATGTCAGGTGGTATCACCCCCATCAAGTTCACCCCTCAGGCTCGTCCTGTAGATACCGTGGGGGTGGACACCTCGTTTCAGCGCATGGCCGCACCTGTGGAGAGGCACGTCAACCCTCTCCGCAATCCCCCGGCCTTCGCGCCTACTCCCCCAGAGAACACCACGGGACGGACGCAGGCGCTCGTCGAGGCTCTCGCTGGGTTCACCCGGTCAGCTAGCCAGATCGGTAGTCAGTATGATCAAGAGCAGGCTGAGAAGCTAAGGCTCGAAGCTGAGTTCGACGCTGTGAAGATGCAGGCCCTCTCCTGGGAGCAGGCCGTCAAGCAGAACCCGGCGCTCGCTGATAAGTCCCCGTTCTATCGTGAGGTCTTCACCGCGAGGATCGCTGAGAACGCCGCCATCGCCAAGATGCGGGAACTTGATAACGAATACGTCAACTCTCCCCTGGTCAACTCCACGAACCCGGCAGACGGCCAGAAGTGGCTCACGGAGAAGATGGACGGATGGATCGACCAGTTCACCGATCCGTCTGCCCGAGCCGCTGCGATCAAGGTCCTGAACCAGAGGGCACAGACGTTCCTCTCGGATCACGCCACGAACGCACGAACGAACCTCATCAAGAAGAACCAGCAGGGGTTCGCTGTGGCTACGGGTACGGCCATCGACGACGAAGCTGCAATGTCTGTGGCGCAGCCTTACGATAGCGGTCCTCCGACCGGCGTGGACGAAGCGATCCAGAAGGCAGGTCTCCCTCCCGAAGCCCGAGCGTTTATCCATGCGCTCATGCCCGGAGAGAACGCAGGCGGTCAGTTCAATATCACCTACGGGGGCCACAAGTTCGATATCAACGGTCCTCACCCAAATATGAAGATCCCCATCGAGAGCGGCCCCAACAAGGGCCAGACGTCCTCGGCGGCGGGTCTCGGTCAGTTCATCTACGGGACGTGGCTGGATGTATGGGGCGGCGAGAACCGTGCCATGACCCCAGAGAACCAAGTGATGGCGATCTGGATCAACGCCCAGAAGAACTACAAGGGCAACCTCCTCGAAGACCTGAAGAAGAATGGTCTCACCGTCCCCATGATGCGCCAGCTAGGTGGTCAGTGGGAGGCATGGCGATCCTACAGGTCTGGTCCAGAGAAGCTGGCCCGCTATGCGGCCACATACCGGAAGGCTCTGGGTGACGCTGGCGTGGAAGCGCCGGGTGACTCTCGCGAGCCGAACCTCCAGGCGATCACCGAGAACATCTATGCGGATGCCGATAGGCAGCGCAGCATCGGTGTCACGGATGATGTGGTGGACAACACCATCGTCAACACGGTCATCACAAAGGCCTACCAGTACCGCGACCCGACATACCTCAACATCCTGAAGTACAGCCGGAATGGACAGAAGTCCCTCTACGACCGCCCTGAGGTGGCCGAGAAGGTTCACGCTGCCGTCGACCGGATCCAGGCCAGGGTGATGCAGGATGATAACCAGCGAGCCGCGTCTCAGCAGGCCGCCCGTGCTGCTGCCATCGCGTCCAAGCGTGACGAGCTTTACTCGGGAGCCCTGGCGGCTATGCGTTCGGGAGAGGATCCGTCCTTCTCCACTGAGCAGATCCTGACCGCAGAGAAGGTCTCCAGGGAACTCGGCGAAGACCTGAGGCGCATCAACAAGTCCTACGAGGAGGGCCGCACGGTTAAAGCCTCGGACGAGAGCGTAAATGAGGTCTGGCGTGAGATCTACGACGGCAAGCTGAACATGGAGGGCCTCTTCAAGGCGCTTGGCGACAAGCGCATCACGGACCCCCAGGTGTTCAAGTCGATGGCCGATGAGATCCAGCAGAACAAGGCCAAGCACTGGCTGACCGGTGAGGTCTTCAAGAGCCAGCTTAGAACACTCGACGACTACTTCAGGAACGACCTTGAGGACCGACCGGACCTCGCGGCCCGGAAGGACACCGTCGCTTCAGAGCTTCGTAGGAACTTCTCTTCATGGATGGAGCGTAACCCCGACAAGGTCGATGACCTCGAAGCCCAGACGAACTTCCTTGAGAAGACCCGCTTCGCACTCCTGAGGGCACACATCCCACAGTTCAAGGATGCGGTCCAGAGCGGCAACACCGAGGCCCCCGTACCGAAGTCAGCCTTCGAGGACGGAGCCAAGCCCACCACTCCGGTGGAGGCACCTGCCACAGCCGCCCCTGGTCAACAGGCGTGGCGAGAGAAGCCCGTCGTCAAGGACTTCAACACACTCAGGCAGATGGTCGCCGAGTACGCTCAATCGGGCGGCAAGGCGGGGCAGCTTATCAAGATCTTCGAGATCCACGGTATCCGCTCCGAGGCCGACCAGAACGAATTCATTCGGGCGCAGAAGATCCTCCTCCAGAGGTCCGCGCCATAACCAAGCAAAGGTAAGACATGGAAGAAGAGAACCTCCAGCAGGCCTCGATCCCGGCCGATGGCCAGCCACTCCCTGAGGGGGACGGCGGCGTCGATCAGGCTCAGAAGCTTCTGGACATACTCAACTCTCCTGAGGAAGAGGGGGCGGCTCCGGCTGCTCCCACTCCCACGGAGACGCCTAAGGAAGGCGGGAGGGGCTACATCGCGGACATCGGTGCGGGTATCGCGCAGGGTGCCATGAAGGCCGTGAACGCCACCTACGACGCCGCACAGCAGGCTGACCAGTGGCTTAACGACAAGGCCGTGGACGTGGTCCGCAAGGTCGGTGGCGAAGAAGCCGCCAAGACCGCTGAAAGCTGGTTGTCGTGGGTCCCATCTGCGGATTGGATCTTCGGCAAGGACGAACTGGTCCCGAACAAGTACATCCCCGAAACCGAGACGCTCCCTGGCGATCTCACCTCGGGCTTCGCTCAGTTGGGCGTGGGCCTGATCGGTGTTGGCAAGCTCGTGAAGCTGAAGCAGGCCGCGACCATCGGCGGGTCAATCGTGCAGGGCGCCTTCAAGGGTGCCATCGCGGACTTCACGGTCTTCGATGGGAACGACGAGCGGCTGTCAAACCTGGCTGTCAAATACGACTGGTTCAACAACGGCCTCACGCAGTATCTCGCTGCGGATGAGGATGACGGTGAGTTCGAAGGCCGCTTCAAGAACGTGCTGGAAGGCGCGGGTATTGGCGGGGCCATCGATGCTGTCATGACCTCAGCGAAGGTCGCCAGGGCTCGCATGAAGGGTTGGCTTGGTAAGGGCGATGGTCCTGTAGGTCAGACCGTGGAGGAAGTCCTCGACGATCTCGATACACAGGCTGACGCTGCCCGCGCACAACCTGAGGCACCCGTCCAGGCCCCTAAGGAGCCCGCACAGGGCGATCTCTTCGGGAACGCACCGACTACACCCAAGGCACCCGAGATGCCCGCCAGCGAGGCTCCTACGGCCCTCCAGGCGAAGCCGCAGTTCGAAGCTGACGAGACCGGGCAGCTCGACATGGGCCTCGGCGAGAAGTCCGTGGAGCAGGCTGTCAAGGAGACGAACCCCCCGAGCGTGGCTCCCGCCGCGAAGCCGATCTCCCGACTGGTCAACCTCGACGACCCGACCTTCAACAAGATCCTCGAAGAGCGCGACTGGCAGGGTGGCCTGTTGGGTGATGATAAGATCCACGGTCTGAACCTCGATAACATCACGAACGCTGACGAACTTGCGGTCGAACTCCGCACGGTCGCCTCGGTGTACGAGGACAAGATGGTCAAGGCCATGGGCGGGGACGCTAACGGTGTCCGCTCCTGGGAGGCCACCAAGGCCAACGCTGACCGTCTCGCTGACATCCTCGGGGATGACCCGTTCATGCTCATGCAGCGGTTACGGATGACCCAGATCCGCTCCACTCAGCTTGATGCCGAGATGCTGGTCTACCGGGACTTCCTCAACACCGCAGCCTCCAAGGTCCACGAACTCAGCGAACTCGTCGCGAACCCCTCGGTCCTGCCTCCGAAGTACCCGAACCGGGAAGCCCTCCTGGTTGACTTCAAGAAGCACTACGAGATGCTCGCGGAGATCCAGCTCAACATGAAGGGCATCCAGACCAACGTTGCCCGGTCCATGAACGCCATGAAGATCTCCTCGAAGATCCGCGATGGCTTCAAGGACATCACCCCCGATGACCTCTGGGCTTCCCCTGAGAGCATCGAGAAGCTGGCCCGCCGTGTCGCCTCCACCGGAGGAGATCCCAAGGCCATCGTCAGGGGCGCTCAAGGGGCCAAGTTCGGTCTGCCTGGGCGTGTCGTTGGTGAGTTCTTCATCAACAACATCCTGGCCTCCCCGAAGACACTCGTGGTCAACACCGTGTCGTCTCTCGGCAACGCGGCCTGGATGACCAACGAGCGTATCCTGGCCGGGGCTCTCCGCTACGGCACCGAGAGTGGACGGCAGGAGTTCCGTGAGGGTCTCCTCCAGTACCGGGCTCTGGGTGCTGCGTTCCAGGACGCATGGCGTCTGGCGGGTAACGCCTTCCGTGACGAGCGAGCGATCCTCGATCCGAGCGGTATGGGCGTTGAGGATGCCAAGGCTATCACGGCTGCGGCGTTCAACATGGACAAGGACAGTGTGGGTGCCGGGATCGTCAACGCCATCGGTGTGGCTGTGCGTGTCCCCACGCGGCTCATGGCGACCTCCGATGAGTTTGTCAAGCAGACGGTCTTCCGGTCTCACGTTCGGGCTCGCGCAATGCGTGAAGCACAGGACCAAGGCTTGAGGGGCGCTGACTTCGACAACTTCATCCAGGCGAGGCTCGACAACTCCGTCACCTCAGACGGCATGGCGAATACGAAGGAGGCTCACTATGAGCAGGCCCTTGAGGCAGCACGGAAGGCGACCTTTTCGAATAGCCTGAAGCCCTCCTCGACGGTGGGAGGTTTACGCTCCTTCGGCGAGATCGCCCAGGAGACCGCTGCGTCTCACCCGGCGCTGCGTATCATTCTCCCGTTCGTCCGTACCCCTACCAACATCATGCGTTGGTTCTGGGATCGCTCCCCGATCCTTAACATGGTTCGTAAGGAGAACTGGGATGACATGCTTGGGAAGAACGGCGAGAGGGCCCAGGGGGCATTCCGTGCCCGACAGGTCACTGGCATCGCCATCTGGGGAACCGCCATCATGGCCGCGATGAACGGCATGATCACTGGCGGCGGACCTACGGACCCCGAGCAGCGCAAGAACCTAGAGATGACCGGGTGGAAGCCCTATCACCTCTTCGTTCCCATGCCTGACGGATCCACCAAGGCCATCGACTTCAGGCGCTTGGATCCCTTCGCAACCTTCCTGGGTCTCGTTGGAGACTTCGCGGACATCGCTGGACAGGCGAACGATCAGGAACGCGACACGATGGCTGCGATGGCGATCACCTCGATGGCCAAGCAGCTCCAGAACAAGACGTACCTCCAGGGTATCACCAACTTCATGAAGTTCCTCTCGGACCCCGTGAAGAACCACAAGCAGTGGGTCGGTACCACGCTATCCAGCTTCGTGCCCTACTCAGGTCTCTCAAGGGATCTGGCAGTAGCTGCGGATGACGGCACGGCGAAGGAGATGCGGACCTATCTGGACTACGTGCGCTCGCGTATCCCGGGCTTCTCCGACAACATGGACGTACAGCGTAACATCCTCGGCGAGAAGGTACTGGCACCCAGGGGCTTTGGCTCTGAGTGGATGTCACCCTTCCTGTCAGGCGTCAACGACTTCTTCCAACCCATCAAGGAGGGAGGAAGGATCAAGGCGGGGCAGGACATACCGAACTCGGAAGAGTGGCGTAACACCGTCCAGCAGGATTGGCGTCAGGAGCTTATCCGCCAAGGAACGATCAACGGTAAGGAGTTCTTCAACGCCCCGAGCACCATCGGGAACGTGGACCTTCTTGACGAGGCCTACAGGGTCTCTCCGAACCAGACCGCCATGGGTCGCTACGAGGAACTCATTGGCACCGTGAAGAGGGGCGGCAAGACGCTCGCCCAGGCACTCGAAGCGAAGATCAAGGGCTACAACTACCAGAACCGCATGGGGGATGGTGACCACGAGGGATCCGCTGATTACGAGGGGTCGCGTGTGTTGCAGCTCCAGAAGATCTTCGGGAAGTATCGGGAGCAGGCCAAGCGGCAGCTCTTCAAGGAACTCCCCGCTCTCGGCGCGGCAGTCGAAATGGACCGCAAACTGGCTAACCAAGCCAAGAAGCCTGAACAGCAGGCTGCGGACCTCCTCAAGCTACTCGAAGACTAACCATAAGGCTCCCGCTTCATAGGCGGGGGCCTACCACCATTCAAGGGATTATAAATGGCACTTACCTATGTGCAGTTCACCGGAGACGGAACCACCGACACGTTCGGCATTCCGTTTCCCTACTTAACTAAGGACAGCATCCTCGCCTCCATCGATGGTGTCTCTACCGACTATACATGGAATGACGTACAGACCATCAAGCTCGCTGCGGTCCCCGCGAACGGCGCTGTCATCGACATCCGTCGCTCGACCCCCCGCGAAACCCGTATGGTCGACTTCGTGGACGGCTCGGTGCTCACTGAGAACGACCTCGACACGGCAGACTTGCAGGTGTTCTACATCGTGCAGGAAGCCATCGACATTGCAGGCGGCACCCTGGAACTCAAGCCGGATGGCTCCTACGGCGCAGGCCTGAGGCGCATCACCGAGGTAGCTCCCCCGGTCGACGAGTTCGATGCGGTCAACAAGGGCTACTACGAGAGCACCTTCCTACCTCAGATGCAGGCGTTGCTCGACCAGACGACCACCCTCAAGAACGCTACGGACACCAACAAGACCGCGACGGACACCGCCCTGGCTGCGGCTGTGGCGGCTCGAGATCTCGCTCAGCAGTACCGCGACACGACCAAGGGGTATCGCGATGAGGTCCAGGGGTGGAACACCAACGTCAACGCCAAGTCGGCGAACGTGGACGCGAAGTCAGCCAATGTGGACACCAAGTCCGCGAACGTCGACACGAAGGCGGCCCAGGTTGACGCGGACATGGCGACGACCCTCGGGTATCGTAATGAGGCCGAAGGGTTCAAGAATGATGCGGCTGCATCTGCGGCTGCGGCTCAGACGTGGGACCCCACTAACTACATCCCCAAGACCGGAGAGGGCTTCGGACAGTTCGGGTTCCGTAACAGGATCATCAACGGAACCGGACGGATCAACCAGCGTGGTTATGGCTATGTCAACACGTTCGGCGCTTACCATGCAGACCGCTGGTTTCTGGGAATAAGCGGCGTGGCCGGATTGACAGGTACCTCCGATGGAGCGGTGAGTAATAACGGCTCTACCCACCTCTCCCTTATTAGTGAGGCCGTAAAGGCCTCCCCGGCGGCTGGCGACTTCCTGTTCATGTCGCAGCGGATCGAGGGAGTTAATGTCGCCGATCTCAAATGGGGTACGGCTAGTGCGAAGCCCATCACAGTATCGTTCCGCGCAGAGGCGAGCGTTGGGTCAACCACCATTGCTGTGTCCGTCCGGAACGCTGATGCTTCCCTTTCCTATGTAGCGCTGGTCACAATCGCTAACACTCCCACGAATTATACAATCGTCATCCCGGGATGCACCACTGGTACCTGGGACAAAGGGACCTACATCGGTATAGAGCTAGCGTTCTGCGGGGTTGCGGGAGCTAACTTCCAGGCTCCCAGTCCGAACACATGGGCGTCCGGTAACTACGTTGGTGCTGCCGGAATGTCCAATCTGGTGGACACGTATGGCAGGTTCATCAATATCACCGATGTCCAACTTGAAGCTGGATCGGTTGCGACCCCATACGAGGTGCGTCCCTACTCCCTCGAATTGGCCCTGTGCCAGCGGTACTACTGGCGTGGTCTCCCTCTTACGGATGTCAACTATCCCGCATATATACCGGGTGCCGTTATGTCGTGGGCTATAATGTTCCCTCAGACAATGAGGATTGTCCCATCGCTGTCAATCTCCTTCAGCGGTGTACTCTCCTCGTCTCAAGCACCGGCGGTAGGATCCCCGACCAAGGACGGATGCCGACTCCTCTGCATTGCCACTGCCGCAACGAGCAACGCCTCGGTCGCTTTCGCTGCCAACGACTTCATCGCGGCGTCGGCTGAACTCTAAATGACCACCTCCGACCCGCAACTCTATGCGGCGGTGGGACGGCTGGAGGGGAAGATTGACGTCCTCCTCTCCAACCAGTCTCGCTTCGATAAGCGCCTGGATGACCAGGACAACCGCATCACTGCACTAGAAACCAACCAGACGAAGCAGGGAGGCATCCTCCAGGGTGCCCACCTGATCGCCGCTGGTATCGCCTCTGTTGTCGCATTCGTTCTCCCATACCTGAAAGGATTTATCGGCCTATGAGCAAGGCATCTCAAGACACCCTCTTCGATCTCCACGCGTCCCTCGCTAGGGCGATGCAGGAGAAACTCGACGACGGGACTGCAACGGCGGCTGATCTTTCAGCCATCGCCAAGTTCCTCAAGGACAACAACATCAGCGTGGACGCACAGAACGCCAACAGCCCCCTGGCGGGTCTCCTCGCGTCTCTCCCGTTCAACACTCAGGAAGCTCGTAACTAGCTCACTGACGGCAATCCAGGGCCTTCCGGTACTCACCCTACCGGGAGGCTCTCCGTGGCCGCCTATGACCCCTTAGAACGCAAAGAAAGGAACATGACACCTACGAACCCTAATGTACCCCCGGCTCTGCAAGATTTCCGCAACTATCTTTACATCTGCTGGCTCCACCTGAACCTGCCAGAGCCCACCGACGTTCAATTCGACCTAGCTCACTACCTCCAACACGGTCCCAGGCGATGCATCATCGAGGCCTTCCGAGGCGTCGGTAAGAGTTGGATCACTTCGGCCTATGTCACTTGGCTCCTGCTCATGGACCCCGACCACAAGATCCTCGTGGTGTCCGCCTCCAAGGACCGTGCAGACGCCTTCTCGACCTTCACCATGCGTCTCATCAAGGAGATGCCTGTCCTGGCCCACCTGATCCCCGGCAAGGGGCAGCGGGACAGCATGGTGGCCTTCGACGTGGGACCGGCTCGTGCCGCTCACGCCCCCTCCGTGAAGTCCGTGGGTATCACCGGGCAGCTCACCGGCTCCCGCGCCAACACGATCATCGCGGACGACATCGAGGTCCCAAACAACAGCGCCACGCAGATGATGCGGGACAAGCTCTCGGAGACCGTGAAGGAGTTCGACGCGCTGCTGTCTCCTGGTGGTCGCGTCGTGTACCTAGGCACCCCCCAGTGTGAGATGAGCCTCTACAACGAACTCACCAACCGTGGATACGAGATGAGGGTCTGGCCTGCCCGTATCCCTGACAACAAGGCAATCGAAGGTTACGGCAGTCGTCTGGCCCCATACATCATGGACCTCATGGCCCAAGGATGGAAGGAGCGCCAACCCACCGATCCCAAGCGGTTCTCCGACATGGACCTCATCGAGCGCGAGGCATCCTATGGCCGGGGTGGCTTCGCCCTCCAGTTCATGCTGGACACCCGCCTGAGTGACGCTGATAGATACCCGCTGAAGCTCTCCGATCTGATCATAATGTCCTGCCGCTCCGACGTAGCCCCTGTAAAGCTCTCCTGGGCCTCAGGAAGCCAATACGAGCTCCAAGGGCTACCTATGGTCGGCTTCAACGGAGATCGCTTCCACGGGCCTGCATTCGTGTCTAATGAGTATGCTGAGTTCACTGGCTCCGTCATGGCTATCGACCCCTCGGGCCGAGGCACCGACGAGACCACCTATGCCGTCGTGAAGTTCCTCAACGGCCACCCCTATCTGGCGGCGGCTGGTGGTCACATGGACGGCTACTCGGATGAGACCCTGGAGCGCCTTGCGAAGCTCGCCAAGAACCATGCAGTGAACCATGTGATCATCGAAGCGAACTTCGGTGACGGTATGTTCACCAAGCTGATCCAGCCGGTGTTCCATAGGATCCACCGCTGCCTGATCGAGGAGGTCAAACACTCCAAGCAGAAGGAAGCCCGGATCATTGATACCCTGGAACCCGTAATGATGCGCCACAAGCTCATTGTGGATCCCCTGGTGATCAAGGAGGATCTCGCCTCTATCCAGTCCTACCCGGCAGATAAGGCCATGAACTACTCCCTGTTCTACCAGATGACCCGCATCACGAAGGACCGGGGCTCCCTGGCCAAGGATGATCGCCTGGATGCCGTGGCTATGGCCGTGGCCTACTGGACGGAGCATATGGCACGGGATGCCGACAAGGCTCACGAGCAGCACATGGAGAAGCTCCGCGAGGAGGAACTCAGGAAGTTCATGTCGAACTTCGGCAAGGACCGGAACAGGGATAACCTCTGGGTCAGGGTCTAAGCTTCGGCTGAAGCCTCTAGCTGACCGTGGCACTTTATATAGCGGCACCTTGCAGAGGGATAAAATAAGACCCCCGCTTTGTGTATATATAGGTGTATCTTTAGGTATATCTTTAGGAGACTCTTTAGGTATATCTTTAGGAGACTCTTTAGGAGGCTCTTTAGGAGACCTGGGAGAGTGATGCTAGGGATGATGATGCTTATGCATCCTCCTTAGTCTCACCTCTCTAGGTCTTCGTTAGGGTGTCCTGGGTATCCTGTCTAGGCTTTGCCTATCCACTCAACCCAGGACTCTATAGGAGTTTCTCTAGGAGACCCCCTAGGTTTTGTTACAAAATTGTTAAAGCCAGTATCTAAGGCGAGAGCGGATCGCTTCCCCCCGGTACCCCTTCCTGCGTGTGCAGGCGGTATCGGGCGTGTGTCGTCGCGGGTGTGATACCGGGTGCATGATACCACGTGGGTGACGTCACCCGGGCGATACCGTGCGTTCATTATCCGCTCAAATGGGGGTCTTGTAGAGCTCTTATCGAGGTCTTTGTGACCATCGCCTAGGGAAACCGAGGGGATGCTGTATCCCTTTCCTGTGACGTAAGCAGTTCTTCACTGCGTTCAGAGGGTCTAGCGGGGCGTACCGTGAGCCATCGCCAGGACATCGGCACGACCACGCCAGGGACACGCCAGGACACCGCCAAGGGTCGGGGCTTGTCGCCGTGTTTGCCTTGTGCATCGCTGATTTATCGTTTTGCCTCACCTAGCGTCCACCTAGCGAAGCACCACAAGAGCCCTACGCAGCCTCTAGGCGAGGCTTAGGCCAAATCACACCGCAAGAGGGCCCAACGCAGTGCTGAAAGGGTCTCGCAATGAGTACCGCAAGACACCTCCAAGGCCTCTCCACGTCACAAAACTCGCCAGGAAAACCCAACGAAAACAAGCATTTATCATTTTTTTGTTCTTTTTTGAAAATAGGGGATTGACGGTCCAATACGCTGTACCCTATGTTTATCTCACACCGCAGCGACATGCGGTGCCGGTCCAGCCCGGTGCAAGGCTCCTTCGAGGCCTGAGAGACAAGCTCCAAGAGCGGAGCGGTAAACATCGAAGCGCCAGGGTGGATACTCGGGGCGGCTCGGCAGCGGCATGACGGATAGTGATGTGAACGCGAGGGCCTCAACCGACCGGACATCAGGGTAAGTAAGCGGGTAGATCCCGGAGAAGTTGGTCTAGGGGTGACGCTCCCCTACTGACGAGCCTAGCGTTGCTAAACGCAACCAGAGCAGGGCGAAACCAACTCTCTAGGAGAACACCTAATGACACGAGAACAAGCCCTATGGGCCTCCAAGCACGATTGGTGGCTCTGCACCATCATAGGAAGCACAGGTGAATGTGTGGTCGTCGTAAGAGACTGGGACGATGGCGGTAAGGAGATCGAGATCGGTTTCCGCGACTACCGCAAGCTCAGGGCATGGGCAGGGTACTGAGTACCACGCTTTTGTGATGGTCCAAGGGTCCACTACGGTGGATCCTTCAGCGATCACAGGATCGATAGATCCCGCAAGGATCGACACGCAACCCTCAACACTGGAGAACACCAATGCTTCTCAATTCCCTCTCGATTGCCCTGTGTGTCGCTCGGCAGCATCGTTTCGGCGCAGGGCGCGGCTACACCTACCGAGCCTCGCGGAGCCCATTCCATCCCGGTTACTTTAGCGTTGTCGTCTACCGCTATGGCCAGCCCGTGACCTACCTGTGACCTAACGGTCCACCATACTCAACCATCAAGGCGAAACCTAGGGTCCTCTCAAGGGGGCCCGATGGTCGACCGCTAGGGGCGGTCCTGATGAGCCTACTGACTGTCAGCCTTCATGTGGAGAATGACCATGGAAACCTTCAAAAGCTCTAAAGCCTACATCGCTGCCCTTCGAGGTCGCGGCTTCAAGGTCATTGGGATGGGGTTCTTCTCGATGGTCTTAGGGAAACCAGGGTGCTCCCAGGTGGTCAAGGTGTGTCGTGATAGGGACGATGTGTGGCCTCTCTATGCGGAGTGGGCCTTCCATAATCCAGGCCCGTTAGTTCCTCGGATCCTCTCGCTGAAGTGGCATGGCGAGGGTCAGGACGCATTCTTCGTGGCAGTGCTCGACCGCATGGATGAGACGGTCCACGACCGCAGGTTCAATATGACCGTGAGACAGGATCTTCGCGACGATGCCGAACTGTTCTGCGATGCTCTGGCCCGGAACAGTACCGGCCTCTCGCACTGCCTCAAGGCGCTTGACCGCAAGGGCTTTGGTGAGGTCGCCGATCTCCTGCGCAGGCTGCGGGAGGTCTTCCCCTACGCTTACTTCGATATCCACGCGGCCAACTGGATGTATGACGCCTCAGGCGCTCTCATCCTTACGGACCCCTTCTCTGAAGACAAGATGAAGGTCGAGCCCAAGCGCCTCAAGCATAGCCGTTCCACCGCCCCTGCCTCTCTTGCTGCCTAAACGGTCCACCATAGGAGACCCATCATGACCTTCCACATATTCCGCCGCAAGGGTCGCTGGACAGTGACCCAGGAGGCCTCTGGGCTGTCCCATGAGTGGATCACCCTGCCTGTCGTCGTGGCCTCTGGGCTGGCCTCCAAGCGTAAAGCTCAGGCACTCGCTAAGGCTCTGGGTGGACGCTCCGCAGTCATCCGCATGGAGACCGTATGATGCTCCCTTATTACACCATCGCCGTGCTGAGCTTCTGTGCCGGTATCACCCTAGCTTGGGCGGTAGTTCATAGGTAAACTAAACCGTTGTTCATGAAGGACGAAACCGCAGGGGGTGCGCTCTGCGGTCGCAGGGTTAGGCCCTGCCTGATGAGTCCACGTGGAGATCTTAAGGGGACACATTGGTGAACCGACATGTAAAGCCCAAAATTGCGGGCTCTACTTAGTCATTCTGCCGCATTGCGGTAATGATTCGTTAACGATTACGTGCGGGTCACGGGCCTCCTAGGAACCGGCTCGGACTTCCCACAACAGGCACTTCTCGTTAGCGGCCACCGGCGTGTAATCGCTCGGGGCAATAGGGGTTATTATGCACACCATTTGGTTTAGTCTCCCTCATATTGAGGTATACGCAGAGTACAATCCGCTTGCCCCTTCAACATGGGCCGTTGTACGCGACGAGGGGGGCACAGAGCTTTTCTTCTGGCGCTTTCGACTATCGGTCTCGTCTAATAAAACCACAGGGAAGTCTTATGGCATCGAAGAATGCACTTACTCGCGCCCTCCTCCTAGTGGAGGAGTTTCGGAAGGTTTATCCCGAGTTCCCGCCGCTCGCGATGTCCTGCCTTTTGCTGATAGCAGACAAGCCGCGTATTTCCCTGAAAGAACTCGGGGACCGGACAGGGGCAGGCAAGTCTACCATTAACCGTACAGCCGCCATGCTGGCAGGGGGGTGGGGAACTCCTCTGATCCAGTACGGCAGAGATCCGCTCGACGCTCGGAACAACGTCGCGTGGATGACGCCCCAAGGGGAGCGTCTTATTCGTTCCGTCCTTCACTACATGGAGCCGTGAGTATGGCGATTAGACAACGCGGTAATAGCTGGCAGTGGGACCGCATGTTCAACGGTGAGCGCAAGCGCGAGACGTTCGTGTCCAAGGCCATCGCCGAGCTTTGGGAAGAGGAGGTGGTCAACGCACTTACCAACTACGAGCCCTACCCCGACATCGAGGCCTTCAAGAAACGCCTCACGGCACCCAAGGAAGCCCGCCGCGACACCCTGCGGTGGTGGGCTGAGGAATGCTTCCGTAAGGTCTGGAGCCAGGGCAAGGACCAACGCAAGGTCCGCATCAACATTGACGTGATGGTCCGTTACTTCGGGGAGACCAAGCTGCTCCGCGAGGTCACCACAGACGACATCGACGAGTGGATCGAGGCGATGGAGGCGAGTGGCAACAGCAACGGAACGATCAACCGTAAGCTGGCCGTGCTCTCCCGTATCTTCCGCCATGCTCTGGAACGTGGTGGCCTGAACAAGCGCCCCATCATCGCTCGTCGTCGCGAGACCGGCGGACGCATCCGCTGGCTGACTGAGGAGGAAGAGACCAACATCCTGGCGACCCTCCGCACATGGGGCAAGGATGACCACGCGGACGTCATAGCGGTTCTCCTCGATACCGGGATGCGTCCGTCCGAACTCTACGCCCTGACCAAGCAGGACGTGGACCTGAAGACGGGCATGCTCACCATTTGGGACAGCAAGACCGGCCAGCCTCGTTCGGTGGGCATGACGACCCGCGTCAGGGAGATCGTAGCGGCTCGCAAGGGGCCCAAGCCGTTCCCCTATGACACCGAGTGGATGCGCTACTTCTGGGACAAGGCCCGCTCCCACCTGGGGTATACTGCGGATGAACACTTCGTACCCTACATCTGCCGCCACACCTGCGCCTCTCGTCTGGCACAGCGTGGGGTCCGGTTGCAGGTGATCAAGGAATGGATGGGACACAAGACCATGGACATGACCATGCGATACGCCCACCTGTCCCCTTCGAACCTCGGCGAGGCTGTTTTAGTGCTCGAAGGGTCCAGCAAGCCGAACCATGAGGCAGGGGCATGACTACCAACCAAAATTGTACTTATCGGAATCCAGGCAGGAGATAACATGGCAGATTACAGTAATTGGCCGACCGATGCGCTAGAGGAAGTCCACCGCAAGAACCAAGAGATCTTCCGCCTTCGCGCCGCGCTGACGGATGCCAAGGAGGCGGTTCAATCCTGGGGCGCCTATGCCGATGCCTACTTTCAGCAGAAGTGGGACCTCGCCGGGGACATCAAGGCGATTGATGCAGAGGAAAAGGACCGCAGGTCATCCTACAGCCATCCTTGGGGTGAACCAGCCGATGACTGA